ATGTTTTCTAAAATTATTGGAACATCTCTTTTTTCTGCAACATCGTCCAATAATTTGATGGATACAGTATATCCTGGTTGAAAATTTGGAAGAATTTGTTCAAGAATTTGAAGCATGTCATCATTCAATTTAGTATAAATTGAAAGTTCAAATGACATGTTATATGGGACAGGCATAAATGCCTTTTTTACCCCAGTTTTGTCAGAATCTGCGTTTCTGGTAACAAATGTTTGGGTTGTTGTCAACTTTCTGGATTGATCATATTGAAGCCCCAAAAACTCAAATGACATTCTTGGCAATGACATCTGAGTGCCTTTTTTAAGGGTAGCATCTTGCTCAAGTCTTGCTAAGAATTTTTGAGTGGGCCCATATGCCAGGGGGACACGAATTTCACTGAAAACTTTGTCACCATCATTATCTTTCTTGATAACCAAGCCATTAAACATGGTTCCAAAAGATATAATTACCTTCCGCAGAATTTCGTGGTAAAAATAAGTCCCAAACATTTATAAAATACCCAATATATACTACTATTTAACATATTTTCAAATCAAGGATCTCCAAATGGATTTCTCCTTGTGAAGTCTATAATGTCATCTCCTTCTATCTCAATTTGATAGTTTTCAGCATATGTGTCAGTAGTGTCAAACTTGTTCTGATTTACAATTGTATAAGTTGCTCCAGAAGTCTCTCCTCTTATCGTTTCTCCTGCGGTAAATGTGCCATTGATAATACCAACCTCCAGAGTCTTAGTAGCAGGACTCCAAGATTTGACTCTGGCTGTTGTAGAGGATGAAGTTCCAACAATGATTTCATTAAAGACATATTCACCAGAGGCAATCAGAGGTGGATCACTAATTGTTATTGTTGGTATTTGAGTATATCCAACACCAGCACTGGTTATTCTGATCTCACTGACAGAATCACCGTTCAGAACAGCGTATGCCAGGGCAGTTGATCCTACACCAACACCAGGACTGCTGAAGGTCACTGTAGGCGTTGTAGAGTAACCAGAACCACCATCAGTCATCGTAACGATTCCGATTGAGCCAACGGTTCCTATGCCCGTTGTGGCTATGGCACCACCACCAGTGGTACTGGTTATTAATATGTCTGGTGGTCCAGTATATCCACTTCCTGGATCGAATATAAAGATGCTTTCTAAAGATCTTCTGCTGTTGACAATTGCAGTTGCGATTGCAGTTCTTCCTCCAGAAGGTGCTGAAGATATTGCAACAGTAGGAGAAGTTAAATCAAATCCATCATTTATAATTGAAATCTTCTGAACAGCACCATCAGAGAGTGATGTAATTGCAGTTGCTGTTGTTCCGATACCAACCAATGAAAGTTTCTGGATATATCCATCTTCTTGTACATTATCATCAATCGTTTCAACATTGGTGTCAATGACCTCATCTTCATATCTGAAGAGTTCACATCTGAGTTTGAATGTATAGTTCTTCTGTAGCATGTAGAAAGGATTTTCTCTCTCCACATATTTGATCTCAAATAATCTATCGCCCAATGGGAACCATATTAAATCTCCCTCTTTTGGCCTTGAAGAGAGTTTAACATCATCCAATCCCTGAATAAGTGGTTGAATGTAGTTTGTCCATCTATCTTGAGATATTATTAAAGATACATCATATAGATTTTGAATACCAAACTTAGATAATATTGGACCTGTATTCTCATATCCATCAAAAGTCTCCAAATATGCCTCAATTGGATATGCATCATTAAATTCGGACTGAACTACCTCCTTTATGATCGTTTTTTCATTAAGATATTTGCGTGGAAGATAATATACCTCCACACCATACATTTTTAACTGCTCATTGATTAAATCTTGCAGTAAATTCTGCTCTGTGGCAGATCCTTGTTGAAAAAACGGATTTAATGCCATTATCCAATTAAGTCCAGAGGTAATTCTTCATAATCAAACTTGCTTCTTTCTAATATTGTGTCTACTTCCTTTTGTCCATCTTCATATATTTGACGGCCATTCAATTCAATTCCTCCAGGAAGTTTGACTCCTTGGAATTTTATCAAATTCATTCCCCACTGCCTCTTCATAAGAGCAGTGAGGTATCTTTTTACAAAACTATCATTATAAACCCTTGCAAAATCTGCAGCAGTTGTGGTTGTGTACGCATCAATAATAATATAACTACCAACTCCTAAAGTTCCAAAATTGGTATCAATATAAAGTCTACCTTTTCTTTTGTTGAATCTAATTTGCTTCTCTGTATTGAACAAATAATCAATTTCTGACAAGTAATTCCTTGCCATGAAATAACTCAACATCGCATCTGGATTAAAACCAGAAGAGTTTCCATAGTACCAACCATAAAGAGGACTAAATCCACCTCCAAATGGTGTAATTCCACTGGCTAAGGAAGATCTATCGTTCCATCTGAATACTTTTTCGACTCCTAAAATATTCTCTGGAAGTTGAATATAATTGCTATTTTCATAAAGAGTATAACTAACTTCTTCACCAACAACTGTAGAATATGTTGTAGTAGTAGTTAATCCTGCAAGAGTATCTTTTGGAGCTTTGCCCCTATCAATATCTGCTTGAGTTATTTGATATTTAATATATGATCTTTCTGCACCATCAAAGTGACGCTCATAAAAATATTGAAGAGCATCATCAATCAAATCATCAATTTGCTCATCTGCCAAATTGATTTCTAAAACTGGGGCACCAAGTTGCCTCAGGCAATATTGTGACAACTCTTCTCTTGTAGATGGTTGTGCCATTATGGTTCACTTTTTGACTATTTATCAGGATAAAATAAAGGATGTTGATCCAATGCCAACTCCTGTAAAAATGAGTCTATTTCCTGAAAGTGTGATTTGAACTGCTGTTGTACTAGCTGCACTGATAAAACCACTTGTAGCAGTACATACACCAGCAACATATGCCTCTGAAGTGGAAGTTACTCCAGCAACTGTCAGAGTGTTTGTTACTGTCGTTGTTCCAATTCCAACGCTAGATGTGGTGTGTACTCCAGATGAACCAGACTCAAATACTGAGTTAATGGTTACATTATTGGTGATATTACTACCATTTTTTAAAATTAGAGGTTCTGCCATTTTATGTTGTTATACCAGGACTTACAAATACTTGACCTTGTGCTGCTCTAACTTTATTTCCAGTAGATTCAATAATTACCACATCATAAAAATATCTACCAGACTTCATTGCCGTGGTTTGAGTATCAGTCAGAGCTAGTGTGATTTCACCACCAATAGCAGAAGTGATCCCAACAGAGAAGTCAACTTTTGTAGTTGCTCCTTCATGCTTTTTTATGTATGACTGAAGGGAGCATCCAGTTAAATTGAATGCCGATCCATTATTGTTTTTTATGGCGATGCTGGTAGTAAAATCAGCACCTTTATCAACTATAATATTAGCAGTTGGTGCAGCCATAATCTTTTTTAACTATTTATTATCTGAGATAACATTGACTTTATCTCAGATAAATCGTTCTTCAGAGATCCAACCTCTTCTTCAATTTTTTTGATCTTTTCATCATCTTTGTTTTTAGCATTCCTCCTTGCAATATACTTTTGGTATTCACTTTTTGAGGTATTCACAACGGCACCCGAGTAATTGTCTTTGACAAACCCGGTGTGCCCTTCGACTCGTTGATATCTTTCCATATTATGCTGTTGCAATTACTCTTAAGCTCTCAACTATTGGAACTATTGAAGATCTGGTTGATGTTCCAATAATCTTAATTCTGAAATATGTAAACTCAGGAAGATCATTTGCAGTATACTCATACTCTACCATTGGAGCATCTGAGTTATAGTATGGAACTGGGTTCTTTTCAACTTTTACATCTGGAGTTCCATCACTTTCTTCCAGTTCAATAGTATTTCCAAATTTATCAATATTATTGAAACCTGGGAATGGAGTAAACACTGGATCATCAGTTTCGGTATTACTAATTGCATAGAATAGTCTCAGATCATTAGTTCTGTGTACATATGCATCATGAATAACCTTGATTGATGTGGCTGGATTTTCCAATTGGATTCTATTTGTAACATAGACATAATTATTTTTATCATCACCCATGGTCTTAGATCCAAGATCAGTCTTGAATTGATTTCCAATGACAGCACGATTAATTCTGTTTCCAGTAGTAATTACATTACATCTAGTTGCATCAATAATTGGTGAAAGTTTTGTATTATTGGTTGCAAGTGATAGTCTCAATGCAAGAGATTTTGCACCAGGATAGATGTTTCTAAATCTTCTAAGGAAGAGTTCTTCATTAAGTTCAGAACCAATGAGTCTTGGACTATCCAAGTAATTTGTCTGATTCAAAGTGACATCATCTTCTCTTCTACCGAATGGAGCTTCTCTTCCTCCAGGACTTGTTCCACGAACAGTTCTAAGTCTTGCAGAAATAGATGTTCCGTTAGGATTAGAAACGGCAACATTTGGTGTAATTGCTTCAAACTGAATATTTTCAGTTCCTCTAACAAGATTTCCTCCAAACGGACCTGTGTCTCTCACAAACAGTTGTGGAAGTGCTGTTTGATTTTCACTTCTATCAACTGCTCGGCCACCTGCAGTATCCATTGGAATACTAAGTGTATAATGATCCATAGAAAGGGGATCATCAACATCTTGTGCGGTAACAAAAGATATTGAGTGATTAACTCCCTCAAGTCTTCTTATGGAAACCCCATTAATTTCATGTTTTTCAACTTCTTCTCCAATATCATATGGTTCTGTTAAGTCATCTGCTCCAGAATCAACATTTCTTGTGATTCCAGTGAGAGTGTTTCCAGTAACACCAGTGTAACTAAGAATTTCATCGACAATCTTAATGTATCCTGGGTTTGAAGCACTAACAGCAATACCCTCAAATTCTGCAAAATCAGATGCATCTTCCAAACTAATAGCTGCTGTTGAGTCTTGATCGTAAGCAGCACTAAGTGTAGTTGTTGGAATATCGCTAGTAATATCGAACAAATTGACAATATTTCCAAGACCATACATTCCGTGGTTAATATGATTAACTCTCATGTACAGTCCTTTATCAGTGACTTCAAGATTCTCAATTCTGACGGGAGTTCCTACATTTGGTGTGTAAGCGCCGAAATTCAAATCTGTTCCAACACCTGTGGTTGCATTGTCATATCTTAATGTTGCTGCAGATCCTACAAGGAAGTTTCCTTGAACAGAACTAATTGTAAACTCATCATATGCAGTGAGAAGTCCAACAACAACTCTGAGATTTCTGCCAAGTGAACTATTACCAACACCAGCAGTAAGCACATCACCAACCTGATAACCACTACCACCATTATTAACAGTTGCAATAGCAACAACACCATCAGTGACCGAAAGGTCGCATGTTAGATTTCTTCCATGTCCTGTGAGACTGGTCATGGGGACATTTGTATAGAGTTGATGTCCATCCAATGGTGGGAATCCAACTCCTGCATTGTCCAAAAGAAGACCTGCCAATCCAGTCTGCTCATCAGTGCTATCTTCAGTTCCGCCTCTTCCACTTATGTTTCCTTCAACATTATTAGCCTCTACATCAGTGGTATCTCCAGTTGCAATTCCAGCAAGAGTTTGAAGTTTTCCTTGTCCATCTGCACCATTCTGGAATATTCTAGTTCCAATAACAAGACCTGGATTTGAAGTTGCACTCATTTGAGCAACAGTTGCACTCAGACCAACTCTAATTGTTCTAGATGTAAATTCAAGTGGATCTGGGTCAAGGATAGGAATATGATCATTACCATTATCAAGTTCAGTATTAAAGAAGTTGATCTCTCCAGACTCAACAAACTCTGCTCTATAGAGTCGGAATGTTAAGTCTTCATATTGACTTGGAGTCCAAGTAGATGCGTTTTGTGATTTGAAGAGAGATCCAAGAGTTGGTTGAGTGTTAACTCTGACTCGTTCTCCAGAAGCCTCATCTCTGAATCTAAGGTCAACTTCACCCATTCTGGAAATAGCAACTTTATATTCAGTCGAGTTGGACAGGAATACAACGCAATATTCAGTCCTACCTTCAAGGTATACAGGAGAATCAAAGACAAATCTTGTAGGAACTGTAGCATTATTACTAAGTTCAATCTCATCTGGGTTCTTATCGACATT